GATACTACGACGCAATCAGCAAGCACAAAATCAACATTCCCACACCTATCATGGCAGGAGTGCGAACTCCACTTCGACAATTTGCTAGCTGTGTTCTTGTTGATGTTGATGACACCCTCGATAGCATCTTTAGTTCTGATATGGCTATCGGCAGATATGTTGCACAAAGGGCGGGCATCGGTATCAACGCAGGCAGAATCCGTGGCGTCAACAGTAAGATCCGAGGTGGAGAAGTCGCGCACACAGGTGTTATTCCATTCCTCAAAAAGTTTGAGAGCACTGTCCGATGCTGCACTCAAAATGGCATTCGCGGTGGAAGCGCGACTGTCCACTTCCCAATCTGGCACCAAGAAATCGAAGACATCATTGTCCTAAAGAATAATAAAGGAACGCAGGACAATCGTGTTCGTAAACTAGACTACAGTATCCAGATTAGTAAACTGTTCTATGAACGTTTCATCCAAGACGGAGAGATCAGTCTCTTCTCACCTCACGATGTACCAGGTCTTTATGATGCTTTTGGTACTCCTGGGTTTGATGATCTCTATACAGGTTATGAATCTGATGGATCTATTCCACGCAAAACTATCGGTGCTCAAGAACTTATTCTTGATCTCCTGAAGGAGCGAGCAGAGACTGGTCGTGTTTACCTCATGAACATTGACCACTGCAACAGTCACAGTTCCTTCCTGGACAAGGTGAACATGTCTAACCTGTGTCAGGAGATCACTCTACCAACTGACCCCATCCAGCATATCGATGGTGAGGGTGAGATTGCTCTGTGTATTCTGTCTGCTATTAACGTAGGTAAACTGAAGACACTGGATGACATTGAACCCCTTTGTGATCTTGCTGTTCGTGGTCTGGAAGAACTGATCGACTACCAGGAGTACCCTGTCAAAGCGGCGAGAGAGTCCACACTCAATCGTAGGTCACTGGGTGTCGGATACATCGGTCTAGCACACTTCCTGGCGAAGCAGGGGCACTCTTACGACTCTCCTGAAGCAGTGAAAGCAGTTCATGATCTGACAGAAGCATTCCAATACTACCTGCTCAAGTCATCCAATCAGATTGCTAAAGAGAAAGGTGCATGTGGATACTTTGATCGCACCAAGTATTCCCATGGAATTCTGCCCATTGATACATATAAAAAAGACGTTGATGAGCTAGTACCACATGACCTTTCGCTTGATTGGGGAGCTCTACGGGAGCAGATCAGACAGCATGGACTACGACATTCAACACTGTCTGCTCAAATGCCATCAGAGAGCAGTTCCGTTGTGTCAAACGCAACAAATGGAATCGAACCACCTAGAGGGTATCTGTCCGTTAAGAAGAGCAAGAAGGGACCACTTAAACAGATCGTACCGCAATACCAGACTCTTAAGAACAATTATACCCTTCTGTGGGATATGCCTAACAACACTGGGTATATTAATATTGTTGCTGTGATGCAGAAGTTCTTTGACCAGGCAATTTCTGGTAACTGGAGCTACAATCCACTGAATTACCCCAACAATGAGATCCCAGTTTCTGTCATGGCACAGGATTTCTTGACTACATACAAGTACGGTTGGAAAACTTCATACTATCAAAACACCTATGATGTAAAAGAAGACGAAGACAAAGAAGAAGAACAAAAGCAGAGCATCGAAGACCTACTTACCCAAATTCTAGAAACCGAGGAAGAAGATTGTGACAGTTGCAAAATTTAGAGTCAACGACGATATGCCAAAGAAACCTGTAGAAGGCATGACTGTCTTCAATACCAACACCGTTAATGCATTGAAGCAACCTATGTTCTTCGGTGCCCCTCTGGGAGTGCAACGTTATGATCAATACAAGTATCCTGTCTTTGAGAAACTTACTCAACAACAACTGGGATACTTCTGGAGACCTGAAGAAGTGTCGCTCCAGAAGGACCGTGCTGACTACCAGACGCTCCGTCCAGAGCAGAAGCACATCTTTACCTCCAATCTTAAGTACCAGATCCTCCTGGATTCTGTACAAGGGCGTGGTCCTGGGATGGCTTTTGCACCTTACTGTTCTCTACCCGAGCTTGAGGCTGCCATGAACATCTGGCAGACTATGGAAATGATCCACAGTCGCTCGTACACATACATCATTAAGAATGTGTACCCAGATCCTACTGAAGTTCTTGATACTATCATCGACGACGAAAAGATCATTGAACGTGCTCAAAGTGTGACCAAGGCATATGATGAATTCATCAATGCTGCACAGGAGTATGGCACTGGTAACTGGTGGAAGGAAGACTGGAAAGATTCTCCTAGTGCTGAATGGACACTGCGTGACCTGAAGCGTAGACTCTATCGTGCGGTCATGAACGTGTACATCCTTGAGGGTATTCGTTTCTATGTTTCTTTCGCTTGCTCCTTTGCTTTCGGTGAACTCAAAGTCATGGAAGGCAATGCAAAGATCATCGGTCTGATTGCTCGTGATGAGTCACAGCACATGACCATCACCATGAACATGATCAAGAATTGGCAGAAGGGTGATGACCCTGACATGCTAAAGATCATTGAGGAAGAAGAGCAGAACGTCGTCCAGATGTTCCGTGACTGTGTAGAGGAAGAGAAGAACTGGGCAGAGTATCTGTTCAAAGACGGTAGCATGATTGGTCTCAACTCCAAACTGCTGCAGAACTATGTTGAATGGATTGCGAATCGTCGCATGAAGTCTATCAACATGAAACCTGTCTTTAGTCAACCTATCTCTAACAATCCTCTCCCCTGGACAGAGCACTGGTTGAACTCCAAGACCATGCAGGTGGCACCACAGGAGACAGAGGTTGAGTCTTATGTCATTGGTGGTATCAAACAGGACGTTGGTGAAAAGACATTCTCTGGGTTTAAACTATGAATGAATGGAGTGCTACACGATTCGCAAGTGACCAACCACAAACTCCTTTTGCTCCAACCTGGGACTACACAATTGCAGAGAAGCAGATTGATTTGGATTTAGATTCTCTTGCTGATATCGTACTAAAAAAAGAAATAGAGATCAAAGAACAGTTTCCTGGCACTAGTGACGGGAACACTGGTCTTGGTTCTGAAAGTCTTACCTCTAGGTTCAGGCATTTTAATGTCCTGTCCTGGGGGTTTCCTGCTACAGACCAGTTACATAAAGAGATCAAAAAATTTCATAGACAATACTATCAAAGTTTGTTTGGTATTCTAGAGAAACCACCCAAGCTTCGTATTAGATGCTGGGCAAATGTATTGAGGAAAGGAGAACAGATTCAGAGACACTGGCATTGTTCTCACCCTTATACATACCTTGGAGGACACTTTACCGTCACTGCTGGCAATACTTGTACAGTATATGTCAATCCAATGGATGATATTGGACAGGTATATCAAGCAGAGAATGTGCCAGGGAAGTTAACTCTCTTCCCCAATTATATCCCACACTATACTTCTATTCATCAGGAAGACTTTCCTAGAATTACTATCGCATTTGACCTCACCACATTGGACAAGAGGTTCATCTATGATGACGACAACACATTGATAAACTTATGAATCCTGATACTCCCCTGCCAAAACCAATGGTTGCAAACCCCAAGCAACCTAAAGCGGTTGAACAATACCTTAAGGTCATGCGCCAGGTTGCTGACCCAAGAGATCAACATGAAATCTTTTGGTGGACCAGGATGGATGAAGATCAATTGATGCGTGTCATGCAGAAGTTCTGCTGGGACAATAGCATAGATTATAATACTGTGAACTGGGGTAAATTCTTAAGGGGAGATAATATACCAGAATGAACTTTATCTATAGGTGGTTACATGACAAAAGAACTTCCCGACTGGAAGAAGAAAGCACTCTCGGATCCGAGCGTCAACGACAAGCAAGCGAAGATTATCATGGAGGGTCCGAAGTGTCTGACGGACGCATGGTTCCTCCAAGCAATGCGGTACAAATACCAGATCCGTGGTTATGAAAACTAGTAGTGCCAAAGCAAAGGGTAGGAACCTACAGAAGTGGGTCCGCCAGAAACTCATTGAGATGTTAGATGTTCACCCAGAGGACATTGAGTCTCGTAGCATGGGTGCTGGTGGTGAAGATCTTATCATGGCACGAGCAGCTAGACAAAAGTTCCCTCACTCGATAGAATGTAAGAACGTTGAGCGTCTCAATGTTTGGGACGCATACGAACAGGCATGTGAAAATTCTGGTGACTATGAACCTATCGTAGTCATGAAGAAGAACAGAAAGAAACCACTGATTGTGGTGGATGCTGAATATTTCATTGGTCTGTTCGAGAACAACAAATAAATATTTCATTGTGGTTTTTAATTATGCCAAGAGGAAGATTACTCAAGGTTGATGCACTGTCTCGTGTTCTTAAATTAAAAAAAGAAATCGGGGATGGTATGTATGACCACAAGAATGATGATTGGCGTTCAGGTGCTGATCACATGTTGAACCGTATGCTAGATATCCTCAATGAGTATTCTAACTGAAGAGCAAGAAAGAGAACTTCGTGCTAGAATGGTAAGAGCAAAAGTAGATCTCCTTATGGAAGAACCTTGCCCTATCTACGAAGCTACAGAAGAAGACTGGGAAGACTTCTGGTACAATGAAGATAAATAAAAATCATTGAGGTATATTATGTTTAAGTATATTTTGTCAGGTCTGCTTTTCGGAGCAGCGCATGGTATGACTGTGCCCGTAGCGGCGGAACCCACCAAGGGTTACTACACTATGGATTCTATGGGATGCATGATGCTACTAGAGTGTACCGACAATGTTAAACGAGTCACAAGTATTCAAGATATTATCGATTACTATCCCGATAGTGATTATGATGCTGTTGCTAGTGAGTTTAATGACATCATCGCCTCTTTTAATAGGGTCGGAGTTAAGGTCTTTCTAGCAGATACAAAATACTTTCCACCAGGACACCGAGGTGTCTATCATACTGTAGGTAATAACTTCTTTTTGAATGATGCTTTCATGCATCGTCAATCTACACTCATGAGTGTCACTAGACATGAAGGGTGGCATGCTGCACAGGATTGCATGGCAGGTACTATCAAGAATAGTATGATCGCTATCATCAAACCTGAAGAGGCAGTTCCTACGATCTGGCGTACACTTGCTGAACGTACCTATCCTAAAAATGCAGTGCCTTGGGAAGCAGAAGCATCCTGGGCAGGTCGCACTGAAGGTATGACTGCTAAAGCATTGGATGCCTGTGCTACTGGTGAGATGTGGAAAGTGTATCCACCCACACCACTGACAGGGCAATGGCTAAAAGAAAATGGTTACCTTGTAGACTAAATAAAAGTGCCTCAACTATTCCAGACATGGCAGAAACTCCTGTAAAGGAAGCGCCAGAGAAGAAGGAAAAGTTTGAATGGGCAGACGAAGGTCTGTCTGCATTGGTGCGTGTTATTATTCTTGGGTGGTCAGCAGCAATTCTTACACTTAATTATGTAACTGTTCCTGGCATTCCGCAACGACAAATCGATCCGACATTCATAGCCAGCGTCTTCACAACGACTTTAGCTACGTTCGGTGTCCAAGCGTCTAAAAAGAAAGACGAAGATAAAGATAAAAAAAGTGAGGAAAAGAAAGATGAGAAAGGTGATTGATGCGGTGGCACTACTATCGGGACTAGTATCCCTCGCGCTAGTAGGAACCACTGGTTATGTGTACTTGAATAGAGATTCGATTACTGAAGCTGCTATTGAGAAAGTCTCGAAGGCAGCGACTGATGCAGTGACTAAAGCACTGCCTGGTATTGTAGATAAAGCAATGCCTG